CCGGCCCGAACGTCAATTCGCTGCGCTACAACACTTCGCAGTTCGGCTCGCCGCTGCCGCTCTGCTACGGCACGCAGCGCGTCGCGGTCAACCTGATCGAGGGCTTCAATTTCCAGGGCAGCGGCACGAGCGGCAAGGGCGGCAAGGGCATCGGCCCGTCGGCGGCGAAAAAACAGGGGCCAACTTCACCGTCGATGTCGCGTTTGCGGTCTGCCAGGGCCCGACCGACGTCGAGACCGGCGCGCCGCTCGGCTTCGGCACGGCGCCGCCGCTCAACAACCGTGTCTGGTCGAATGGCGGCATCGCCGGCTTCAACACGATCGGCCTCAACGCCTATGCCGGCAACGACGGGCAGGCGGCCGATCCGGTGTTCCTGTCGTCCGACCCGGACAGCCCGGTGCTCGGCTATTCCGGCACCACTTATGTCACCGGTACGCCGATGCAATTGGGATCGTCGCCGGCGTTGCCGAACATCAGCTTTGAGGTGTCGGGCTTCGGTTCGAGCACGCTGGGCGCCGGCGGCGGCATTTTCGGATCCGGCGGCTGCGGTCCCGAATATCCCGGCGACGCCAACCCCGCCTTCATCATCTACGATCTGCTGACGAACCCGCGCTACGGCGCCGGGTTTCCGGCCGGCAACCTCGATGTGGCCGGCAGTCTCGCCGACTACCTCGATTACTGCCAAAGCGCCGAATTGGCGATGTCGCTGCTGTTGGAACGCCTGCAGCCGTGCGCCCGCTGGATCGAGGAGATCTGCGACCTGACCGTCACCGCACCGGTGTGGTCCGGAGCCCTGCTGAAATTTATTCCCTACGGCGACAGCGCACTCGCCGACAACGGTGCGGCATGGACGCCGAACCTGAACTGGCAGTACTCGTTCGGCGACGCGGACTTTCTCGACCAGGGCGGCAGCAGTGACCCGGTCATCGTCACGCGGAAAGATCCGGCGACGATGACCAACTGGCTGAACCTCGAATATTACGACAGCAGCAACAGCTACAACCCGGCGATCGTGCCGGTGTGGGACCAGGGCCTGATCGACCAGTTCGGCATCCGCTCGGAGCCGCCGGTGCAGGCGCATGAGTTCACCAACGTGACGAGTGCGACCCTGTCGGCGCAACTGCAGCTGCAGCGCAAGGCCTATATCCGCAACACCTACAAGTTCAAGGTCGGCTGGCGCTACGCGCTGCTCGAACCGATGGACATCGTGCTGTTGACCGACAGCTATGTCGGCCTCGCCGCGGCGCCGGTGCGCATCACCCAGATCGACGAGGACGAGAACGGCGAACTGACGATATCCGCCGAGGAGATCCCCGGCCTGACCCCGTGACGACCTTCAGCAAGAGGGATGCAGAAAGAGCATGAGCGTGTTGATTTCGGACATCCGCGTCTATGGCGCGGCCGACATGCCGGAAGCGGACGGCAACACCGTCGGCGGCGCGATCGACTTTACCAAGCGCATCGAATTCGGCGTGCCGCTGGGCAGCCCGCCGTTCACCGCGACGACCCATCAGACCGTCTCGTCGTCGGCGTCGGACACCGCGACAAAGATCACCTTTTCCGGCCGCGACTCGACCGGTGTCATCCACAGCGAAACGCTGGCGCTCAATGGCCAGACGAAGGTGACGAGCGCCAACAGCTATGAGCGGCTCTTGTCGGCGCTGGCATCGGGCGCGGCGTCGGCCTTTGGCCTCTCGACGCCGGGCGGCACGCAGGCGGTCGGCGACATCGCGCTCATCTCCAGCACCGCCGCGGCCAGCGGCACGGCGCAGAATGCCGCCAACGCGACGAGCAGCACGCCCGCCTATATCGAATTGCAATCGGGCCAGGGCGCCGATGTGCAGGCCGGCATGGTGATCCAGATCACCAACAACACGCCGACCGGCGCCGAATATCAGCTGCGCCGCATCCTCGCGGTCAACCCCGGCGGCCTCGGCGCCGATTACGTCGCAGTCGACCGCAACTGGGGAACTGTCCCGACATCCGGCACGACCTACTCTGTCTATCCGGGCATGCATTTCGAGCTCGCCGGCTCTTCGGGCGGCACCGCGCTTTCCGGCACCGCGACGCAGGTGCTCGGCGTCACGCGGCTCTTTGTCGGGTCGGCGGCCGATGTCGCCGGCGGCTCCAACCGCACCTATTACGAAAAGGTTTTCGTCAACAACAACAATGAGGCGACGGCGCTGACCGGGGCGACGGTCGAGATCGCCGGCGACAGCCCGGCCCTGCCGCCGGGCGCGGCGCTTGATGTCGGCCTGCCGTCCGCCCTCGACGACACCGCGACGATCGCCAACAGGCAGACGGCGCCGGCCGCGGTGACATTCACCGTGCAACCGGCGACAGTCGCGGTGCCGGGCGGCAACCTGCCGGCCTCCGCCGGCGCCGGCAGCGCCGCCGGCTCTCTGGCCGTGTGGCTGCGCCTCGACCTTGCCGCCGGCTCCGCCGCCTACGAAGGCTCGCCCGGCGCGAGCCTGCAGACCCAGGGCAGTTCGACGTGATCCCCGGCGATGGCGATCCAGGCATACCGGCTCGGCGGCTACGCGGGCAGCGGCAGCGGCACGGTTAATATCACCGCGACGACGGAGGGGACGAGCGGCGTCCTCTTGGTCTTCGTGACGACGAATGGCGCATCGAGCGTTACCGCATCCGGCGGCGGCCTCACCTGGTCACAGGAAGCCGTCGGCGGCACCAGTCCGTACCAGATCTGGCTCGTGGCCGCCGGGTTTTCGTCGGTGCTGTCGGGCGCGACGATAAGCGTCTCCGGCGGCGCGATCTACGGGGTCGATCTCATCGAGGTCGATGGTGTCGAGCTTACGGGCGGCGCGCCGACGTGGGACACCGCCAGCGACCTGCCGGTCGAGGCGACGAGCGACCCGCAGAACATCACCGTCGGCAACGCGGCCGGCGGCGGCGTCTTCTGCGCTTGCCGCTTCGGCAACACGACGTCGCCCTCGGCCGGTTCGGGCTGGACGCTGATCAGCGCCGGCGGCGGCTACCAGGGCGTCGAATACCAGCTCTATTCCGGCGCCGGCACCGTATCGGGCGATTGGACGAGCGGCGCCGGCGATGCCAACGGCTTCATCGGCGTCGCGCTCGCCGCGGCAGGGTCGGGCGGCGGCATCACAGTCACCGCGCTCGCCGCACTCGCGGCCGAAGCACCGGCGACCCGGCGGCACGCCATCTTTCTGCCTGGAGAAGCCGCGCGGGCAGTCCTGTGCGCGTCGCCGCTGCCGCCCGAAAACCTTGCCGCGCTGCATCTTGCCGCAACCGCCCTGTCCGAGTCGCCGAGCAGCCGTATCGCGGCGCTGCTGGCGCCCGGCGAAGCGCTCGGCGCGATCCGGCCGGCGGCGGGGCTGTCCGCCGAGGTGCCGGCAGCGCTGGGCGCCGGCGCGGTCGCCGCGTTCGAAAGCGGCGGCGCGCTGTCGCTGATCGTCGCCTCGGACGCCGCGTTGCCGCTCGAATGCCTCGCTGGCGCCGCCACGGTGACCGTCTCGCTGGCGCGGCTCCTCGCCTCGGCGGGCCGCATCCGCATCCTGGCCGGCCCGGGGCGGCGGCGGCATCTGGCGAGTCCAGGGCGGCTGCGACTCTTGAAAACGACGGATGGGTGATGCCATGCGCCTCGTGACGCCGTTCGACCCGATCGAGGTCGGCGAATACGATAATTTCGCGTTCGATTTTACCGCCGATATAGGCGCCGCGACGATCGTCGCGACAAGCTGGACCTGCCAGTTGTGGCCGTTCGGCGTGGCCGGCGATCCGGCAGCGCAATCGCGCATCCTTTCCGCCGCACCGCAAACCGAAATCGCGGTGCGCTCGTCGGCGGACGGGACGCTGAGCCAGCAGACCGGGTTCTTTTCGGTGGCGCTCGTCGGCGGCATGCCGCAATCGGCGGCGGGTGGCACCTATGTATTGGAGGCAACCGCGGTGCTGTCGGACGGGCGCACGCTGAAGCTCAATTCGACCGTCTTGTGCAAATTGCCGGGGCCGTGACGCGATGCCCGGCACGATTGCGCCGATCGGCGTCGGCACCGCGACGCTCTACAACCGAGTGGCCTCGGCCGGGACGCCGCTGTTCGAGCAGCTTGTCGCACCCGGCGACACCAACCCTGCCGTCGTCTTCGAGCCGCCGGCCCCGCTCACCGGCGGCGTGGCCGAGCTGTGGTGCATTGCAACGGGCGGCGCGAATTGGGGCGGCTGCGTCGTCTACGTCTCGACCGACGGCGACACCTATGCGCAGGCCGGCGAGGCTCTTGCCGGGGCGCGGCAGGGCGTGCTGACCGCCGATCTGCCGGCAGGGCCCGACCCCGACACGATCGACACATTGTCGATCGATCTGTCGATGAGCCGCGGCCAGCTCGTGTCCGGCACCAAAGCCGACGCCGACGGGCTGGTGACGCTGTGCTATTGCGATGGCGAGCTGCTGGCCTACGAAACCGCGATCTTGACCGCGCAGTTCAACTACAACCTTACCTATCTGCGGCGCGGCGCCTACGGCACGACGATCGCGAACCACGCCGCGGGCGCGGCTTTTGCGCGCTTTGGGCCGGGCGACCCGTCGATCTTCAAATATCCCTACCCGGCCAGTTTCGTCGGCCGCACGATCTATCTGAAGTTGCCGGCCTTCAACGTCTTCGGTCAGGCCTTGCAGTCGCTCGCCGACGTCGAGGCGACGGCGGTGTCGCTGACCGGCGCCGGGATCGTCGTCGCCGCGAACAACCCCATCATCACCGCCCTCGCCGGCGCGACATCCCAGGATTGGGGTCTCGTCAGCGAGGCGGTCGGCGCGACGGCCGATTTCGGGCCGTTGTCACTGGCGGTCGGCCTCGACATCGATCTTGGAACGCCGTTGTAGCGAGTGAAAAGGAGCCTCGACAGTGAGTCACACCCAGGTGCAGCACGCGCGCGGCAACAGCGCGCAAAACATCGCCTATACGGGCCCCGCCGGCGAGGTGACGGTCAATACCGACGACTGGTCGTTGCGCGTGCACGACGGCGCGACGCCGGGCGGCTGGCCGCTGCGCCCGATCGGCGCAAACTACTCCTACGAGCAGCCGTCGAGCGGCGCGACGCTTGTCGCCGGCGCGCATCTCGCCGCCTATATCATCGACGCCGCGGGGCCCCTGTCGGCGCTGACCATCGTGCTGCCGTCGGCGCCCAATGACGGCGACGAGTTTCTCGTCGTCGCAACACAGCCGATCGCGCTGTTGACGGTCGATCCCGCCGCCGGACAGAGCGTCATCGGCGCCGCCGGCCTCGGGCAGAACGGCGCGCTGCGCTGGCAGTATCACGCCGAAAACGCGGCCTGGTATCGCACCGGCGGCACCAACGTCGCGGCCGCCGCCTTCGCCCAGGCGGCGGCGCTCGCCGCCTTCAGCCCACTCTGACACATCAACCAGCGGAGAGGTGAGCATGGCCCTGACCCCGAACAGCGCGATCCTGCCGCAGACGCCGCGCAGCGCTTTGGCGCAGATCGTCAACAGCAACGGCACCGGCCTGGTGCCGCTTGTCACCGGCGGCGCCAACGCCAGTAAGGTGTCGTCGATCGTCGCGACAAACACCGACACGAACGCGTACACATTGCAGCTCGTCGTCAATGTCGGCGGTTCGCTGTCGGGCGGCGTTGTCACCGGCGGCGCCGCTTACCCGATCGCCGCGGTGTCGGTACCGGCCTCGGCCGGCAATGTCGCCGGCACGCCGCCGGTCGGCATCCTCGGCGCGGCGACGATCCCGGGCGTTGCGCTCGACAATGCCGGCGC